GGTGCTTGGAAAGATGGTGAGTGTATGAGTATTTTACCTTCATTCTACGCGTCGCAGATGTCTCAGAAGACAGATTCAGGGACGTCACAGACAATTCCAAAAGAGTACGGGATAAACTTCTCTACGGGGCAGTTAACAGGTCAAATAGTGGAAGGTAAAGAAGCTATCAAAGTATGGATCTGGTGCTGTCTGCAGACGCAGCGCTTTCGATACCCGATCTATTCATGGGACTACGGTGCGGATATGGAACAGTACATTGGCCGTGCGGTTTCAAGAGAATTTTTACAGACGGACTGTGAGGATGAGATCCGGTCAGCGATGCTTGTGAATCCGTATATATCGGATGTTACAGATTTCAATGTAGAGCGGAAGGACGATCAGATGCACATTTCCTTCCGGGTTATAACACGATTTGGAGAGATGGAGGTGGAGCAGAGTGTATGAGGATAAGACATTTGAAGCCATTTTAACAGAGGCAAAAAAGGAAGCAGGAACGGGAGTGCAGATGGGTGAGGGATATCTCCTTTACAATGCGCTTGCGGCGCTGTCCTATGAGATCCAGAAGCTTTACATCCAGCTGAACTATCTGTATGAACAGTCACATGCTGACACAGCCGATCTCGACAAACTGGTAAAGATCGCGAAGGACCGCGGCATTATTCGGAAAATGGCAACGCCTGCAGAAGTTCTGGTTGAAGCAAACTGCACTGTGCCGATTGGCAGTAGATTCTTCTTGAAATCGTTCCATTATGCTGTGACGGAGACAATCAATGAAGGCAAGTTCCAGTATCGAGCCGTATGCGAAGAATCTGGAACAGGGCCGAATGGACTTACAGGAGAACTCACGGCGATCGATCATGTAGATGAACTTGAAACTGCGGAAATTAAGGAAATTCTGATCAATGGGGCAGACGATGAAACCCGAGATAGTTTATATACCAGATACCTTCAAAGTTTTTCGATGGAATCGTTTGGAGGAAATATCGCACAGTACAAAGAGCAGGTGGGAGCAATCGCGGGTGTTGGCGGGTGTAAAGTGGAGCCAGTCTGGAATGGCCCGGGGACAGTGAAGGTTGTTGTAATCAGTTCTTCATTTGGAATATGCTCCGAGTACTTGATTAAACAGATTCAAGAGGCAGCAGTCCCGACCGAAGAAGGCAGTGGATACGGGTTCGCACCCATCGATCACACCGTTACGGTTGAGTCAGTGGAAGCCGTGAAGGTCAATGTAGTGACGAAGATATCGTACATGAGTGGATATAGTTGGAGTAGCATCGGAATGACGGTAAAGGAAAAGATTGCAGAATACTTGAAATCAATCGCTGCGGAATGGAAAAACGGAGATGAAACCACAAAGTCCACAATTTATGTATCAAAGCTTCAGGCAGCAGTGCTGGATGTAGAAGGAGTTGTGGATATTTCCGGGACAACATTGAATGGATCCAGCGCAAACCTCGTTTTAAATTGGAACCAGATTCCGGTATTGGGAGAGGTGACAGCATAGTGAATGAATTTTTAATGCCGAATGTGATCCATTATTTCCCTCCGCACATTGCAAACATAGAGGAATTTAAAAGGATTGCGAAGGTGTACGATGCTCAGTTAAAACAGGTCTGGGTTGAACTGGATCGAATGGAAGATAACAGACATTTTGACAGCATGGAGGCATCGGAGTGCACGTACTGGGAAAAGATCATGCAGATCAACCTGACCGGAGAGGAGACTCTGGAGGATCGTCGAAGGAACATAAAAGGACGATGGGTATCAAGCCGCCCATATACATTCAGGAAGTTTAAAGAGGTTCTGGATGCGATGGTGGGAGAGGAATACTACAAGCTTGAGATCAATCCAAAGGAAAAATATCTGAAGGTCAGTCTGATGTTAGAGGCTATTTCAAAGGATGGTTATATTTATGATCTGATGAGGGCAATGGCTCCGGCCGACATGGTTGTACAGGTTATGATCATCTTCAATCGGCATCGATCGTTTAAGCCGTATACACATGCTCAGATGGCAGCGTATACACATTATCAACTCCGAACAGCAACAGAT